AATATTAAAGTCTTCAGAGGCATTGTCTATATAGCCTATAAACATGAAATCGCCAAAGTTATGCTCAAGTTTATGCTCTACGCGTGGGTAGAGTTTTATGTTGTTTAGAAAGTTAGGCGGAAAGTTAAACTCTCTCTCAACACCTTTGCTGTAATCTTCAATGTCAGTTGCAAACTGTTTGCCAAATTCCATAATGGGAGCAGGTTCTTCCTCGATGTTTAAGAAATACCTTTTCATGTAGGCGGATGGGTCAGACTCCCAGAGATTAATCTGGGAGATTGAGAGGTGTGGTCTTGGTAATTTAAGCATTGTCTGTTGTGTAAGGTGTGTCTAAAAATCTTTTAACATCCCATAAAACATAGTCATATAAATCCTTTTTTTGTTGATCAGTAAGATCACCTCTTTCCAATTTTTCCTTTTCTCCAGTCAAGGTATGCACTAATAATGCTATCCTTATGCTTCCCTGAAATGGCCATGAATGGATTTCTTTATTTTCTTCACTATAAAAAGACACACGAATCGAAGTTTTTCTGTCAATATTCATTTTTTTTTGTTTAAAAGTTTAAAAAAGAGCCAGTGCAAATCCTGGCTCAATATTAGTCAATCATCTCAATTTTTGGAATATCTGTATAAATATAGTGCTTGTGGCTGCAGTTGCATTTTCAATGGGAATGCCTGCGCTAATCATCGCATTAAATATATCTATAAAGGTATCAGAATACAATGTTTCCATTTCATGAATTATCTGTCTCATGTCTGGCTTTTCTGCTTTCTCTGTTGGCTGTGGCTGTTGTGCCGGTGATTCTTCCTCAATTAACTTGTATTTGCCTTTATCCTCAATTAATTGCACTGGCTGTTTTGCCTTCAATTGCTCAATAGGATCACCAGGCTTTCCATATACCCTTACATCATAACCTTCATCCAATGTAACAAGTATATTTATTGATGGGCCGTACTGTCCCTCTCTTGCAGGACCAGCAGCATATTTAACGATACCTTTTAAAACTCTCATAGTCTTCTTTTAAAGCTTCAATTCTCTGTGCTTGATAATGATCATTTTCCTCAACCATTTTTTCAGAAATCCAAACTACATCAAGTGTTGAAAAGAAAATCTCATTAAATAATTCCTTTTGTTTCTCATCCAGTAATTCGTAGTTAAAAATCTTGTAAATTGCTTTATCTACATATTCTTCAGATGTCCCCTCAATTCGGAATTCATCCATTAAGTAGTAAGCAAACTTTTTTGAAATTTCATTCATGTTAAGTAGTTTAAAGGTGAAAAAATAGGGCATATAAATATATGCCCTGTATAAGAATTACAAACTATTACATAATTCTATAAATTCAGATTCTGGCAAACGTTCCATTAAAATATCTAATACTATATCTTGAACCATATTTGCAGCTGATGTAAAATCGTTCATTAATTTTTTTAATTCAATTATCAAATCATTAGTTGATAAAGAATTTAATCTTTCAGTTGCGATTTTGTTGAATTCTAAAGTTGTCATTTTGTTGTGTTTTTAAAAGGTGAAATATCGTTTGTTTGTTTCGATATGTAAATATACAAAGTATATAAATAATATACAAGCATAAATAAAAAAAAATAAAAAATAATTTCACTTTTTTAGCACTTTCCTCCAAACTGCCAACTTCTGCGCGATCACAACTGCCCTCTGCTTGTTGCCCTGTTCTATTTTCTTGGCATGGCTTCTGATAGATATTAAATCCATAGCTTCTGCAGGTTCTTTTATTGCCAGGTCCTGGGCTTCCTCCCAGAGCAATTTCTTTTCTCCTTCATCATAGGTAATCATGTTAAAGTGGAGGCAGAGATCGTACCAATATACCGGCACATCCTCCCAGTTTTTGCCTTTAAAGTTTGCAATCATTTCAGGGAATTCCTTGTGCAATTTTTCCCGATCCTGCCTGGCCTTTTCTTCCCATTCTGCCTGGAGCCTTAAAGCTGCAACTTCATTATCATGGCTTGCAATAATTTTTCTTCGATAAATCATATACCCATTTATAATTTTACCTATTGTATGCATATTGGCCTTGCCATAAAACTTTACATTCTCATCGAGTTCCAGGCTTTCAGCTGAGAATAATCTAAAGGCAATTTCTATTTCATTGGCTGCTATCTGGCCAAATGTTTTTATTATTTCTTTGGCAATATTTGCATAAAATGCCAAATCGCCATCAATTCCATACATAGGGAAAACAGAGTTAATTACATTAAGCACTTGCTTATATGCTTCCTTCTGATTCATGTTGGCAATTCTGTTGCTCCTGGCAGAGATAATTGCCTGCTCATCGGAGTTGCGTGGTTTGTACTGTGTTAAATTATTCATGTTTAAAAGATTTAAGTTTTTTATACAGCATTACTTTTTGAATGTGCTGCTGCTTTTGTTCCTGGCTCAAAGCATGATATTTCATGCGCTTTCTTTGGTTCTCATTGGCTCTGTATTGTTTATATTTTTCATCAGATAAATTAGCCCTATATTGTTTCATATAGGCTTTCATGTAATTGTTTCTGTCTTGTTTATTTTGCATAATTTACTATTTCAAATTCTACTTCTTCCCAATATTCAACTGCTTTGTATTTTTTTTGGCTATACTTTTCCTCTTGCATTTGGCTTGCAAAAAACAGAGCGCATTGTTCAGCGAGGATAGATACAAGAATCTCCTGACCTAATTCTCCACCAACTTCCTGAATCATGATGTAGTAGTGGTCGAATAATTCTTTGGCTTTTTCTTGAGGTGTTTTTTTCATTGATATTGGTTTACAATTCATAATTTTTATTTAAAAATGTAATCATAACAGGGCGTTGAATTCAACGAGGTGTTTAATGATTCTTTCATCCTTCAAATTCATTTACAAGCCTCTCAATATCCGCTTGCTTCCGCTTCTCCTGGGCGGCTGGGTTTTGGTAGAGGAATTTAGTATAAATAGCATTTGCCTGGCTATATATCATAGAAATAGAAAAGTTGTTTTTCATAAACTTATCGGAAACGTGCCAGGCTGCCTTGGTGAAAGCTGCTACCATATCATCCATAGTACCTTCCACAACGGCAACTTGCTTAATCCATGCTACTAGTTTTTTACAATTGCTTCCATCCTTCGCTGTCATTACATAGTTGCCTTGCTTGTTTTTAGGCAGCGTAACCATAGCGCATTTTTCGTACGCTTGGCAGTAGGCGATGAACGCGGAGTAAGTTTCGGAGGGTTCGGGCGGCTCGGCTCGGCTTTCTTTTTCTTTTTGCCCGGAAATTTTTTCTTTTTCTTTGAAACCTTGCTCATAGGAAATGGAATCAAGGATGGATTGGCGGGAAAAAGAATTTTTTATTTTTGGCTGAGGAGGTGTGAAAGAATTTTCACATTCTATATTAGTTGTATTATTATCTGTTTTATTAACTGTATTATTATGTTCACGTTTTCGTGTAGTCTGCTTTCCCGTTTTCGTTAAATCAGGTTTCACGTTTTCGTTAAAGCTGCTTTCACTTTTGCTTATTCTTAATCCTCTATTTCTACCATCAAAAAAAACTTGAATGATAAATTTTCGCTTCTTTAAGTCGCTAATGATATTAGCTACCCTACCCTCCGATAATTGCACAAACTTTGCTAAATATTCATTAGATGCAAAGCATCCTCTGTCGGAGTTATCCAGCGAATCAATTTCAACTAATAAAACTTTCTCTATTATTGATAAGTCAGTATTAAGCCATATTTCTTTAGGTATCCATACACCTTTAAAATCTCTATTTTCTTTCATTTGTAATATTTTTTATTTTCATTTTAGAAAATGAATCTATATGAAAAATTAATCTTTTTTTATTACCTCCTGTTACAAATTTTTTATCATTATTTAATCTATCTAAAATATGCATGTTTTGATAAAACATTAATTGCTCTCCCTTTAAATCTACTTCTGGTTCAATTATTATAAAGAATGGCACCATACCAGTTAATGTAGCAATTTTTAATCTAAAATTAAATTGATAAGGAGGTAATCCATGACCATCAAAAGGAGGTGCTTTAAACCTTTCCTGGCATTTAATTTCATACATATATATTTTGTTTTTTATTTTATCATAACTTATTAAGTCAATTTGTCCAAATTGTTGTTTAGAATCCTTTAAAAGTTGTCTTACAATTGACTCTCCTAAAAAGCCTTGTTTTAATTTTTTTATATCATCCATTTTGGTAAATATTTATTTTGTAATTCAATTCCATAAGAATTTCTATTTAAATTCATAGCGGCTTCGCAGGTTGTAAAACTTCCAGCAAAAGGGTCTAATATATATTCTCCTTCATTAGTAGATTTTTTGATAAGATAATTTAAAATATCTAATGGCTTTTCCGTTGGGTGCTTTAAATTGTTTGGAGCTACTCTATTAAATCTTAAAATATCCCTATCTCTTGTTCCCTTTAAATCTTTCCATTTTTCATTATACCCAAATAAAATAATATCGTAAGACCTTCCGTAAGTCTTTAAATCTCCCATTCCAATAACCTCTCTATCCCATATTAAAATATTTTTAAGTTTAAAATATCTTTCAAATACTGGCTTAATATTTTCTATTTCAAATGGATTCCCAAAAATGTAAATGTGGGCATCTGCCAATAAATGTTTTTTAGCCTCGTAGAAAACACTATCTAAAATACTTATAGTATCCTCTATTTTGTCATTGTCTATTTTATCCCATTTATTATCATAATCAAATCCACTTTTAAAATCCATTCCATAAGGAGGGTCACTAAGTAATAAGCTAATTTTATTTAAAGGTTCTTTTTTTAATACCTCAATACTATTCCCTATAAAGTATTTTGGTAAATATTCCTTTGTAGAAATAATTTCCTTTTCAAAATTAGCTTTATTAGTTTCAAAATTATTTTGTTTCTCCTCCTTCTTTATCTCCTTGTATGCTTCATTGATTGACATTGTTCCAGTGTTCAACTTTGCTTTCACTTCTGGAGTGGCAGTTGCTTCAATCTTTTTTACTTTCCTAATTGTTTCGTGTGATACTTTAGCAATATCTCCAATTTGTTCAGTAACTCTACCCTTGTCAAATATTTGGCTAGGCTTACCGCTTAACATTCTTTCCTTTGCTAATTCCTTATAAACGTCTTCAAGTTGTAATGCTAAAACACTCCTTTGATAACTTCCTAAATTCCTTCGACCAAACTGGTTGTGAATCATCCATTCTTTAACACGATTAATATTTTCAAACTCCTTTTCAAGTGTTTCATAATTAATATCATGTTCTTGCGCAATCCTGTATCGGTTGTGTCCATCAATCAAAATTCCATTCCATGTGATTAATGGTTCGCGTATTCCTTCTTCAAGAATATTGCGTTCAAGCTGCTTAAATTCCTCGTTTGATAATGGAGGAATAAGGCTTTCAAGTTCCTGTAATATTTTCATAGTAATTTTTTACAAAAAAAAAAGCCCTAACACGTAGAGCTATGTTAGGGCATGGTTGAAACAATGCGGATTGCCTCGTTCCTTTGAGTAGGCTCTACTCTATTCAAAAGAATACTCAAATATAATACTTTTTTAATAATTCATACCATTAATTATAATGGTAAAAATCATAAATACTATCATGATTGATTAATTTAACTATCTCATCTAAAGTACCTTTTACTTCTAAGTAAGTGCCATCGTTGAAAATTATAACAACGCATTTATTCTTAATTTCGTAAAATGCTTTTTTAACATTTACTGTCCAAAATGCGGCTGGTTCATTATTAATCAATGTTACTTTAACGAATGGCATAATTAATTACTTTGATTTAAACTTTTCACCTCGCTCCTTTGCTCCTCTATAAACCCAGTCCCATGACTTGCTCCTGTTATACGGATGAAATCGTTCTCTATTTTAGCACTATTAACTACAACTTGTGCAATATCTGCCACAACTTTAGCTTTGGCAATGTCGTAATTAGAATCGGGATCAGTTAGTTCTTCAAGTACACTAAACAGATGGTTGCGAAGGTCGCTTATTTTGTTTTTCATTGGTTAACTTTTTTATCTGATGAATTAATTTTTGCACTTCTCTATACTCCTCTGGCACTGACTTTAGCCATCTGTTTTGAACGGCAAGGTCAGAGCGTTTCACTAAGCATAAATTTTCTAAGTTGTCATTACGGCAGTTGCCATCTATCCTAAATACTACATAGCCTTGCGGTATTTCGCCATGAGCCTGCATCCAGGTGTGCCGGGCGAAGGAAATCCATTTGGAATGGTCAACTTTTATTTCTTTATAACCATTGTAATCTCTGGTGTCGCCAATCATCTTGTAATTGTATGGCATATTACCTTTCTTAAAACAAGTATTTCTAATCTTGTCAATGTATTCTCTTGACATCTTCATTCCGCTATTCCATGTCTTATTGCCTACCTTAAAATGGCTTGAACGCACTGGGCATTTAATCCTACCTATCTCACTTACTCGCCTCATGTTCATTTTAAGAAATTCCTTACATTTCTTTAAGCCAAGTTCATTTGCCTTTGCGCCAATGCTAAATATAGGTCTGTTTAAAATCATGGCAATGTCGGCATTGTGGACAGTAGGATAATACAATCTTAAGTAGTCAAGTTCAGCTTCGGTGTAAAATTTTGGATGAACTAATTTTTTTTGAATACCATTCCCCATGATGTTACAGAATTATCATCGTGATCGTATTTAAAATCATATTGCTCTATCATCTCTATCCATTGCTCTTTACTCTTTAAATTTATGTGTCCCCATTCGGCATCCCATTCTGGAGTGCTTGCATGAGGTGTTGAGGTGAAATAAAAATACTTTGTACAGGCTTTGGATAATTCAGGCAGTATCAACTTTAAATCCTCATCAAATATATGCTCAAACACTTCTGTTGAATAGATAGCATCATATTTGCCTTTTACCTTAAACTTACCTTTAGCTAAAATATATCTCTCAGGATCAACACCTTTGCTAATGGCAAATTCCCTCTCATATCTATTTATATCATAACCCATATAATTATACAGATTATTTTTTATACAAGCAGAAAGAAAAAAACCTAAACCAGAGCCGAACTCAAAAACACTTTTGCAACCCATTATCTTTAATACCTCAACTCCATTGCCATGTAAATTAACAAGGCTTTGGTAGTGAGTAGTTGTAAAACCAAGTTCAACAGATTTATCAAAAAAGAATTTATCGTCTATCATTTGTTTAATATTCTAAGTCAGGAAAAGATGTTTTAACTGTCCAGTAATCGGTGCTAATATTACTCCTTACTTTCCATTGATTACTGGTGTGGTAGCCAGACTTCCAAAAACACTTGCATATATTATCTACAATCTCCTTAGGTTTCATACCTCTATTAAATTTGCTATAAATAAAACGCTTGCAATTCTTGTACCTTGGCAGATTTAAAACACTTGCCCAACCATCTATCATAGATTGATAATTGTTGTATGCCTGAAAATCGCATGGTATTTTTTTACCTCCTCTATAACAGTCATCCATTGATTTTACTTTCTTTCCTTTCCCGGTGTACTTTATTCCTCCAGGATTTAAAGCCTTCATCATTAGTTTACTTTCCAAGCCATTGCTTGTTGCTTCAATAACAAAGAATGCATAAATAACAGAAATTGGAAGATTAGTCTTTTTGTGCATTGAGTAAAAAAAGTCATCATACATATACGCTAAATAAATGCGTCTTAAATCTATTAATGATTTGCCTTTTAATCTTTGAAATCCAACTGCGTCCATGTAATCGTATAACTCATCTTGTTTCATGTATTTTATCTGCTTGCCAGGCAGATTTTTAACATCAATAATCATGTGATTTTCCTGCGGATATTCCTTCGCTGGATTTGGTGCAGATGTCTGGGCCCTATAACTGCCTCCAGCAAAACTTATATAGATAGCAAAGCAAAGGGCAATGGCAACAAGCCATAATTTAAAGATGTTGCGTCTGCGTGTGATGGGAGAATATACTTCCCATTCAAATTGGTTTTGTTTCATACTAATTGGTTTATAAATGTGTTTTAAAATGGCAAATCATCGCCAAGGTCTAATTTACCTACTGGCGGTGTAGCGGTGTGCGGTGTAGGTTCTGCGGTTGGCTTGCCTCCAAATTCAAGGCTGGTAACACGGCAATTAATCATACCAAATGCTTCTCCGTTTTTAATGTAGGCATTTACATTACCTGATCCTTCAGCTACAATAAAAGTTCCCTTTAAAATAAAGGGCGCAAGTTTAACGGCTCTTTCTCCCCAAACACTACAACCTATCCAAATAGTCTTTTCTGTTGGTGTTTGTCCATAAACTTTTTCGGTGTGGGCAATGGAAAAAGAGCAAACAGTTGTATCACCAACGCTTTTTAATTCAGCATCAGCACCAACTCTTCCAGATACAATTAACTTTATCATAATTTTTTTATTTGCAAATATATATACTTTTATATAACTTTGCATAAACATTATATAAAAAATGAATGTACTAATAAAAAAAAGGAAGAGTGTACTGCTCGATGATGATACACATAAGCTGCTAATAAGCACTCAGATTTATGTATCTGCAAAGACTGGGAAGAAGATGCCATTGGTAGAAGTGATTAATTATTTGTGTCAAGAATGGAAAAAAAACAATAAATGAAAGTTACTATCTTCACCTCCTCCAAAAGTCAGGCAACAGATTATTATAGGTCTATTGGTCCTTTCTCTCGTCTTGCATTGCAAAATAAGTTTGAGCTAGTAATTGCTCAACAGGAAAAAGCAATGTGGCATGATATATACAACACTGATATAGTTATCATTCAACGTCCAAACAGCACAGCTTCTCTTGGCATCATGGCAGATGCAAAGCGAATGGGCAAGGCTGTGATTATTGATTTTGATGATCACTTATTAAATGTGCCAGAGGATAATCCTGCATCTGTTTATTTCAGCAATTTACAAGTACAAAAGCAGATACATGATACATTTCTATTTGCTGATGTAGTTATAGTCTCAACGCAAAAGCTATTTGATTTATATAAGCCATTATGCAATGATAAGCCTATGTTTGTTATACCTAATGGATGGTGTCCATCTGATTTGCCAATGACTAAATTACAAGAGCAACATGATCCAGTAAGATTTATATGGAGAGGAGGCAGCACTCACTTTGCAGATTTGCATACAGTAAAGAAACAGATAAATGATGCAATGGAATTAAACACAGAGTTTACATTCTTTGGTATGCCGAAATTTATGATGTATGATTTTAATCCTAAAGCAAACTTTGTAGAATGGAATTCTATGTTTATTTATTTTACATTTATGCAGAGGATTGAAAGTGATTTTGGTTTTTACCCATTAGTACGCAATGAGTTTAATGAAAGTAAAAGTAATATCTTTGCAATAGAATGTTTAGCCAATGGCATGGCTGTAATAGCTGATAGTTATTTTAAAGAGTTTAATATACCTGGCACAATTCATTATAATAATCATCAAGAGTTTTATAATATAATTCTTGAAACAATTAAAGGCAACATCAATAAGCAGGAACTGGTGAAGATGGGAAGGAAACATCTTAATGAAGTATTACATATTGATTTGCTAAACAAACAACGATATAGAATATTAAAAGGATTATAGATGCCATACATACCAAAGCACATACCATCCAACATAAACAAAGCCAAGATGCAGCGTAAACCATCAGGCGAACAAGGCAACTATGATAACCATTGGCGAAAGGTAAGTGTTAACTATAGACGCAGCA